CATCAAGTGTGTATGTGTAAGGTGTTTGTTTTGGTGTGTCTCCATCATATTCCGTATAAAGACCATCTGCGTCACCATCAAACTTCCACTTACCAAATGATACTGCACCGTCTAATCTAATCATATCATTTAGTTTCATTGAACCCTCTACTTCAAGACCTTGATGTTTTTGACCGATACCTTTTAGGAATATCACATCAGTATCACCACTTGAACCTTGTCCAGTAGTTACAGCTTTAGTAAGGTTTCTATCTTTCCAATCAGTATTGTAAGCACTTACTTTGACTGCGAAGTTATCTGAACTAAAGTTAACACCAGCTTCTGAACTAATGAATGATTCATTAGATGGGTCTGATGCAACTGTACCATCGTAATAGATTACGTTGTCCATAATTGGTGGTTTTTCAACATATCCTGTGTTAGCAAATACACTAACATTATCGTCTACGTCATACATAGCTCCACCCTTAACTTGGAAAGTTGAGATAGCGTCTGCTTTAACTACTTCGTTAGCTACTGTAAAGTGGTCTTGGTAAGAATACTTAATACTTGATAATCCACCCATACCATAAACATTAAGTTTATCTTTAGTATATTTACCTTGTACGAATCCACCTAACCAATCAACTGTGGTACTATTATGATATGCGATGATATCACCTAGTCCCTTCATTTTACTTTCGTTAGTTGTGTTATTCTTATTAGATGAGTTAACAAAATAATCTCCACCTAATAAATCACGAACTTCACGAGCGTGTTCAATACCAGCAGTTCTCCAATCCAATCCAACTTGAACTTCAAGTTCATCTGATACGTCATAGTTCAATTTAGAAATCACACCATAAGTGTTTTGTCTATTGATTGAATTACGAAGAATACCTGTAGAACGATTCTTTGTAGCGTGATAATCAGTATCTACGTTATCAGAGTTTTGAGCAATTTCAGCATTCCAATCCCAAATCCAAGGCGAACTTCTATACCACTTTTCACCAGCGACTGCAGGACTTCTACTTACACTACCATAAGTTCCTGTTCCACCACCTGAACCACCACTCCAATAAAATACAGAACTCAAACGAGTTTTTTCATTTATTGTCATAAAGTGATTTAGATTTACTAATGGTTTATGAAAAAAGTTTTCTCTTTCATTAAGGAAATTAGAATTGTGTCTATTAGTTGTTCTTGCACCATACATATACCAGTATTGTTGACCTGTATAGTCTGAACTAACAGGTGCCCAATTTTGACTAAATGTACGACCAGCTTCTGTTTCGAATTTGTTACCTTCAGCAAACGCATCAGTATCATATCCGTCAATATCACCAGCTAACTCTTGTGAGTAAGTAGCAATATTTTGTTTATATAAGTTCTGACCGTGTCTTTGTGGAGCTCCAATTGCGTATAGTTCGAATCTGTTTTTATCATTTAACTGATATGAACTACCTAAATACCAAGCCCAAGCGTCTGTCCAGTTTCCATCAATAATACCATCACCAGTCTTACGGACTATCGTTCCACTAAGTGCTAGTTTATCACCAATCAAGCCTGTATTGTAATTAACAGTAGTTTTAAGAAAACCACCATCACCACCTTCTTGTTTGAACTTTCCACCTTTTGTCATTGATGCAGGGTCTGTTATGATGTTCATAGTTCCACCAATTGATGGTGTAGCTAAGTTAACAGCACTTAAACCACGTTGCATCTGAATGGATTGAGCAGCATCTGCAACACCGTCCCAGTTAGACCAATAAACCCAACCATTTTCCATATCGTTTTGTGGAACTCCGTTAATCATTACTGCTACATTTCTCTGGTTGAATCCACGAACATTGATACGAGCATCCCCAGCACCACCACCTTGTTGAGTAGCGTATACACTTGGTGTAGTATTCAGAGCCATTGGAATATCTTGTGAACCAAGACGAATTTCCATATCTTCTTTACTAACCGTTGTGTATGCAACAGGTGTTTTTTCATCAGCTCGAGAAGCCAAAACTTCTAATGCTGACATAGTAAGTGCATCAATCACAAGTGTGAAATCGACACTTACATCTTCTTTACCCACCGTAACTTCTTTAGTTACAGATGAGTAACCAATGAATGAAGCAGTAATAGAATAAGTACCTTCGTCAAGTAATATCACATAGGCTCCAACCTCATCTGATACTGAACCTAACTCAGTTCCCTCAACTACTACATTTGCTCCAACCAAAGGATTATTGTTAGCATCATTTACAGTTCCAACAATAGATTGTGCGAACAATCCTGTCATCATCATAAGTGACACTAATAGATTACTTTTATTCATAAAAGTTCTCCTTGTTTTGGTTAAGACACATTTTTTCACAGGTGTGTCAACTGCCTGTCCGCTGGTTTTATTGTATGTGAAATTTTAATTAGCATACTCTTGGTCATCATTATCACCAGTTGTGGGTGTTATCTCCACATCACAAAAATCACCATCACAGAATTTCTCTATGTTGGCTTCTTCTTTGTGTATCACCCCAAAAGACAATTTTCCAAGTTTCTTAACTTGTTTATTATATTCTTTCTCATCTATTGACTCGTAGGGCATTTGTGGATAAGCTCCCAAGTCATGTCTTGGTAAAAGACTTATACCCTTTAAGTGATACTGAAAATAATTTAAAACTTGTGGTATTTCCTTACCTTCCTTCTCAGGATCGAATGTAACCGTACAACTAACTTGATTGTCTGCCCAATGTCTTTGTAGGAACGCGGCTAAACTGAATTGTTCCCAAATGGATAATTCACTTACGGTCCTGATTCCTTCCCCAACATCAACGGGTACTTCAACAACCATCGTTGTATCCTCTGAACCAAATGCTGGTTCAATTTTATATCCTGCCTTTTTCATAGGTTCTAATAACTCTGAATGTTTTGAAACCCTTATTCTCCTAATGTAAAAACGACTCTCAGGATAATGTAATCCTGGAGTCGCTCCTGCTAATAGTGAAACTGTGCCACTTGGTTTTACTGATGTAGTCTTGATTGACTTAGGTATGGCGAACCAATCACTATACATCTTATCCCATTCTTGTATTGTATCATATCCACTCTCTAACCAATTTTTTAATTCGTGTAATCCTCGTTGAGTAATGAATTGTGCTACACCACTAACACTACAACCAATTCTTCTATTTCTTAACATCACTCTGTTAGTGTCACTCCAATGAGTTTTACCAAGTGTTACCGATTTGGCATACAGATAAGCATATTTAAGTGTTCTTTGATAGTCCTCTAATGAATCGTGATTATTTGGAAATGTCTCTACTAAACAACATAGTTCGTAACTTTCTAATGATTGTTCCAAACAAGGATTTCCACCCATAACTCTGTGGTCTTTATTATCACCACCATTTTTCATTCTTGAATAATGTCTCATATTATCCAACCATGCGAAACCAGGTTCTCCATTGTCTACAATTCTTTTTGAAGCTTCTGTATAATCCATACCAAGTTCAGCAAATATACTATTATTACTCGTCCAACCATATTGGTCTCTATGTGGATTTACTTTGTAATTCTTTAAGTCTAAGTATTCTTCATCATAAGGATCACCAAATACAATCTCAGCAGTTCTTCTTACATTACCTGCTACAACACATTTACCAATCAGATTCATTATGTCTACGATTGTTGTTACGGTTATGGGCTGTCCACTATTTTTTTCTAAAACATTTCTTATATCATCGTGTACTTCCATCAAAGGTTCAGGTCCTGAACTTACACCACCAAATCCTTTTATTGGAACACCTGCTGGTCTAACTTTTGAGTAATCAAACTCTACTATTGATTGTCCGTGAAAATAACTTTCTAATAAGAGTTTTAGTGATTCAACCCAACCCTCGCGAGTATCTGGTATTTCATAAGTTTGGGAATCCCTATCCTTGTCCACTCCCTTTACAACTATCTCTCCAGCACCTTTAGTATCAAATCCAACTCCTACTCCTAACATACTTGCATCCATGAGGAAACAAAATGGTTTTGAGTAATCTTCCTTGAGTGTTTTTGTTGATACAAATGCACAATTGTTTAGGGCGGCATACAAACCTTTTTCTTCGGTAACAGGTGTTCCCATTGCCCAAAGACCACGGCCGGGTGGCAGAAACTTCATAGTAAATATACGCTCATACATATCTTGAGCCGAAGATTGTGCTTGCCACGGATTCCACCCTAATTGATGTGAGTCAATCCAATTTTTTTGCATGGTATAAGTTCCCTCTACAACCCTTTGAACCGTTTCCCACCATCTTTCGTTTTTACCATCTTCTTTAATTCTTGAGTAGGTTCTCATGTAAACCAATTCACCTAAACCATTAAAACCAAATGGAGCCTTTTTTCTTTTGTACTTGTTTATAAAATTTTCTGATAACTTAAATTTTTCCATCTGTACGATTTCTCCTAATTTTTATTTTGCTTTCCATAACTTTACCTCATATAAGTATAATATATATCGATTTCTATTCAAAGCCATCAGTATCTTTTTGAGAATTATTGTATTTATTTGCCAATGTCTTTCTCAAATACTCTTGACTATTATCCATTTTTCCTTGTGTAGCTTGACCATCATGGGTATTGGATTCGTACACATCAATCTTACCAATATTAGTGTTGATACTTGAAGGAAAAGTAATTCCATCTGGCCCGAATCTATTTTTTATCACATGAAATCTACCTGTGTTAGCTATTTTATCTTCAACCTTTCTACTTACCGATACCACAAAATCTGCTATCATCACTTTACTATAAGCCTCAGCAACTTTTGTAGCGTCAATCACTTCTTCTTCCAACGAACTACGATTAGCCTGAGAAGCTGTCCATATTGGACAATCCATCTCACCTGCCAATCCTCTCAAATCTTCATAGATGTTTTCCAATACATGCCGTTTTTCTGAACCAACACCTTTTAAGATATCTGCATAATCCACTAATATCAAATCAGGTTTTTGATTCTGAATTTCAATCTGACTAAGGTGTGAAGTTAGAGTTTGAACCGAAGCACTTTTTGTAGGGAAATACTTAATTAGTAATGTTCCCTTTAATTGGTCAATTTTTTTCTTGACATCCTCTTGATAAAATTGTATATCTGATGTGGTAACTCCACTAAAAACTGTGTCATAACGAAGTCCAACATAATTCTCATTTAACTCTAATGTGTAATGAACTACATTCAATCCTTCTTTAACTGCACTTGCTCCGAGTGTCTGTAAACACCAAGATTTACCAATACCAGCTGGAGCCACTACAACTCCTAATTCACCACTTGCCAATCCACCATCCATCACATCGTCTATTGGGTCCCAACCTGTTTTTATGGTATTTCTTGATGATTGAGTTAATCTTTCTTCTATTCCAATTATATACTCATGTCCTAAATCCCTATCCGAACCAGCCTTCATTGCATTATCCACGAGTTTTTTGATTTGGTCATATTGTCCTACCTCAATCAAATCCACACTATCCATAATAGCATTTTTCATAACTTGATTACGACAAAACTCTAAGGTTTGTTCTTGTACGAATTTTAAATCTGTTGCTTCTATGTTTCTCCAACTCTCTTTTAAATTCTCTACTACTGAAACTTGCAAAACCTCATTCTCCATATCATCAATCTTTACCTTCATAACTTCGAGTGTTGGAGTGGTTTTATACTCAAAGAAATAATCTCTTGTCTCTTTACATAACCATTTATTGGCATCACTATCGAAGTATTCGGGTTCAAGTATGTCTGATATAGTTTGTATGAACTTCTTATCTGATAATAAAGATGATATTATCTTTGATTGAAAGACATGACCAAATTGAGATAAAGTTGATTTATCACTCATTTAAAAACCCTTGATTTTCTTTATTATAAGTAGATAATTTTTTATTGTTCCCCATACATTTTTCGCCTTTTTTCTTGTCTCCGTTCTTCGAGTTTTTTCAATCTATATCGTTCTTTGGCTTTTTTGAGAATCTTGGCCCTATTACGCTCATAATGGTCCATTTGCCACTTTCGTTGAGCTTCAAGTTTTTCCTCTTTAGTATGATATTTTCTTTTTCTACCCATTGTTTATTTTAGCAAACCTATTGAGTTGAGTCCAAGTTTGCATTATCCAACTATCCATGTTTGGTAAGGCTCCGAACATCCTATCCTCAACAAACATTCTTTGGAATATTACTTTATTAAGTTCAGGTATCTTACCATTCACTATTCGATTAATCTTTAATTTGGCACCACCACTAATATCAACATCTGATAATTGCATTAATTTATGATTAATATCTATGGTGTCTTTATTATCAAGTATTAGATTGTAAAATCTCTCTCCTTGATGTTTTTGTGCTTCTTTAATTACATCATCATATGATATAACCTTCCCCTCAGTGCCCAAATCAGGAAAGTGTTTCAACAAGGTTTTAGCACCAATACCTTTTACCCCTTTAATATTATCGGAAGTATCACCTTCAAAAACTCTACTCAATAAGAGATTTTGTGATGTTACATTGTATTCCTCTAACACCTTTTCGGGATTGTAAAGTTTCTTCTTGGTGGGTGACCAAACTGAAATTCGGTCATTAACCAATTGTAAGAAATCTTTATCAGTAGACATAATCGTAACTTTACTATCAGGTAGTAATTGTTTTGCTGTGTATCCTATGGCATCATCTGCCTCAATACTATCAATAGACATTATACTTACAGGTAACTTCTCTAAGTACTCCACACAACGAGATAATTGCATCATCATTGAGTGTCGTTCATCTTCTATATTTTCAAAATCGTTTACACGATTAAGTCTAATTTTGGTTGTCCGTTTAGCCTTATATTCAGGATAAAGTTTACGGCGGCGGTTACTCCCACCCTTACCATCGAAAACGATGATAGTGCGAGTGGGAGCTAACATCTTTACTGCGTAACCAACTGATTTAAGAAAACCAACTATTCCACCAATGTGAATTCCATCATCATTAGTAGTTGGTATAACTGAGAATACTCTGATAAAAGTATTTAAGCCATCTATTATCAGTACTTTTTCATTGGGATTTGATGTGTTAGTTTTACCGCCATGTTTTTTTATCTCATCGAGAATAGAAAGGTATTTACCATTACTCATCACCAATCACTTCGTCTGTATATTCCACATCATCAATACCTAAATCTGCTGATTGGTATTGTAATATGGAAGCTTCACAAATCAAGTCATATAGGTGTTCTTGTAATCCATCAACTTCATCTAATTTCTTTTCAAAGTCCTTAGATTGAAATTTGATATCTTCACCTTCATAATTCAAGGTATACCAAGCACCAGCTGATTTTACCAACTTGTGGTCTTTCAAGACTTGTAACCAACTTCCCTTATCATCGATACCACTATCGAAATATAAGTTGAAATCGGCGTGTCGTAAAGGTGGGCCTAATCGATTCTTGATAATCTGACATCGAGTTTTCATACCCAATACATTTTTTGATGTATCTTTGATTTGTCCCATATTCTTTAATCGAATACGAGTTGATGAGTGAAATGGTAATGCTTTTCCACCACTTGTAGTCCAAGGATCACCGAACATTACTCCGAGTTTCTGTCTGAGTTGATTGGTAAATACGAGAGCTATTCTCTCACGACCAATCATTTGTGTAACCTTTCTCATCGCTTTAGAAACGATAATAGCTTTACTCGTTGCCCATCCGTCTTTCTCAAAGTCGGCTTCCATCTCTACTTTGGTCGATGCCCCTGCTAAACTATCCACAAGGATTGTAACTAACCTATCTCTATCTGATTCTCTAATCTTAGTAACTATGTTCTCAATACATTGAAATATATCTTCTACGGTTTCGACATGAAGATATAACAAGTCTTGGACATTTACTCCAATAGTTTCCAACCATTCTCTACTAACAGAAGTTTCGGTATCGATATAAACAGCTATACCACCTTTTTTCTGAGTTTCGGAAAGGATGTGAGTTCCTATTAGAGATTTACCACTACTTTCTAATCCATTGATTTCCGTAATACGACCAACGGCGATTCCACCATTAGGACGATTAGAAATAGCTAAGTCTAAGATAGACGAACCTGTTGATATAAATTCCTTTACATCTGTTGGTGTGGCGTTAGAACCATCTAAGAAATAGGCTACCTTTGTATCCTTGAACTGCTTATTAAGGTTATCGGCAAGAACTTGTGCAAGTTCATCTTTTGCTGATATAGACATATATGTCTCCTTTTCTATTTATTAAACAGGTCGTCAAAAGCATCACTTACATTAGTAGTGTTTGTTACCGCACTTTCTAATTTTTTACTTGTTGATGCTGGTGCAGGATCTGGTGTTCCTTTTTCTTCTCCATCTTCACTTGGATTTAACCAATTTTGTAAAGCTTCTGCAAGTTCATCATAACTTAGTTCGTTATAAACTTCACGGATGTCTTTTTGGTCATCAAGTAAAGTACTTAGAACTGCTTTATCTTCTGTAACTGGTGTTTGATTCGGTTTAACTCGAATAGAAGTTTTTGGAAACGATGCTCCAGTTTCTTCAGCTGTTAAGAACTCAACCACTACATCACGACCATTTACGGGATCACTAATATCACCATAGTCAGGATCTGCTATAATTGAAAGAAGTTCTTGATAAACTGTTTTACCAAAACCCCAAAACTTAGCACCTTGATTTTCTTCACCACGAACTACAACAGGAGCAAAAGTTCTTAGTTTTGCTTCAAGTTTCTTACCCATTCTCCAATCTTCACGATTACCTGAAGATTTGAGTTTTTCGGCAAATTCTTCAATCGGGTCAGGACGACCAAATGAGATTGGTGAAAGATAAGACTTTCCACCTAAATCATAATGAAAGAAAAGTTCAATGAAAGGAACTTCTGAGTTTAGTTTGTAAGGTAAAAGACGGATTTGTGTCTTTCCTGGTTGAGGTTTCCACAAGTTTGTTGTTCTTGTGGTAGAGGTCTGTAACTGGTTTAGTCGCTTTCTTACTGCTTCAATATCCATTTGTTATCTCCTTATTATTTATGTTTATTTGTTAATTGTCAATTGTACATACTTTCTGTACAACTATAAGTATTGGTTTGTTCCAAAAACAACACAATTTTTTTGCTAAAATATTCTAAAATTATAAAATTTTCTCTTTGGTGGGCCTTCAAGTTCATTCCATTGAGTTTGTAAATTTTCTGTTACTGATAAGTGGAAGCGTAATTTACTCCATACGATAATTAAAGTGAAATTTCGATTGAAAAATATTCCTGATATTACTCTGTAATTATCATCGTCAGGATATTTCTCATCATAACCATAATATTTGTTCCAATAAATGCTCATTTTTTAATTCTCACTTTTTAATAAAAAAAGGTGGTAAGTTTTATGATAATAGGATAAATCATTATCAGGGTATATGTAAAAAGACCTTACCACCTTAATAAATTGGAAAGTTAGGGAATACAAACACACCCATCTCATCTTTTAATTCTGTAAAGATACTCTCCAAATTTCGGAAATATAGGGGATGTAGGATTAACGATTACCTACAACTTCAAGCTCAGATTTTTTCTCCCTTGTACCTAACACCTATCAGTTACGATAGTTCTCCTCAATGATGGTTAGTCATCGTCAAAGTGAGTACAACCTCTGTGCCATTACCTTAACTCTCTGAGTTTAGTTTCTTCGGTCATAAAGTGGGATTTCGGTTTTACCCTTACCCACAACAAGGTCTAAAGAATCGTGTTCTTTATATGTTCTTGAAGTACATTCTCTTAGTATTGTCATACGATATTTTCAACATTTAGCCGAATACCAACCCACCACAGGTCTAAGAGCGGATTACCTTATGAGCTTCTAAAGGTTACTCATTATTCGGTCAATCCCATACAGAGTTAATTACTCTCCGTACTTCTCATTTCCAAAATTGTCAAAAAACTTTTGTCTCGAAAGACATAATATATATATACACAAAAAATCCCAAACGATTGGTTTTTTTTGCTTTTTTTAAAAAGTGGGGATGCCAGTAGTCTCGAAGAACTTGCAGTGATGACTTAACATCCTAATCCCCAAATTTTTAAAAATCATTAATGGTAAGGATTCGAACCTCACAGGACAATTCCCATTTCCACTCATTAAATTTTTGAGAGTTCCAAATAGGTAGTCACTCTCAAACCCACCAAGATTTCAAATTATCGTAGAAATCTCATAACCACGAATGTCTTTTTCACTTTTTTTTAACTTTCTTAAACACAGGTAACGGGTCTGTAATAGGTGCGTCAGATTTCTTCTTGTAAAAGACTCCACCTACACTCCAACCTATTTGAATACCTCTATGGTCTTTAATCATTATTTATAATCCCCTTATGCTAATTCCAACATTGAAAATGGAACATTGTATAACATACCATTCATATCAACTATGGCTTTCTTAATATTCATCTTGGTGATGACTCCTGGAGTCCTTTTGGTTTTCTGAACCACAAAGACATTATCTCCAACATTTAAAGATGATTTACCCAACATAGTCTTACAATCACTAATGAATGCTGATAACTCATTCAAATCTGAAAGACTATCTAATTTCCTAATTTCGTTTTTTATTGATAACATTTATTTATTCCCTTTATTTGTTACTTGATCTTACGAAGAATATTTGTAAAAGTCAAGGCTTTTTTTCACTTTTTTTCGATATTATACAATATATCGTGGTCTTTTTGTTCGTCTAATATTTTTCTTTCTATATCATCTTTTAGACCATATAAATCAGACCTTGCTCCATCTAAATAACTCCTACCATCAGAGTTTCCATCCCATTCGGGTAAGCTATAGAAAGAATCATCTAACTGACCTTCTATTTCTTCTAATCTATTTAATATTTCTTTGTATGTCACATTAACCTCTGTAAACTAAATCTACAATCATACCAAAGTGTTTATCGAATACTTTGATAAGGTGTTCATAATCACTTGATTCCATATCTTTAATAATACTATCAACATCCAAATCAAGTTGTTTTCCCCACTTTTGGGCTGTTCCTAAAAGAAAGTATGCGTTTCCTTGAGGACCTGAAAGGTTTATTTCCCTTTTTCTTGGTTCAGGATTTCTTATAATACTCATTATAAATACCTCGGTCCTGTCCAATGAAACCAATCTGTCCTATCCAAGTATATTGAACCTCTAACATGCTTTGCTGGTGCTCTCCACCCAGCGGCTTTGAATACATCTCCAAATTTATAAGGTATTCCTTTGAGAACTCCATCAGTAACTGCTATGAAACCCCAAACAGAACCATTTTGGATAACTTTGATGTATTTCCTACCATGAGAAAGTCTAAGACCATTGTTGAATTCATCAATCATTTTAAGTCTAATTGATTTTTGTGGTTCATCTAAAGTATCAATATCATTACCCCAATTAGCGTAATCTTTTTTAATACCATCAAGAAGTAAATCAACTCTTTCTTTAAATTTATTTTTATCTCTGTTTATCATATAATCCCTTTATCTTATACTGGAATATACTAATAAAATAGTATACAAGTCAAGGCTTTTTTTATTTTTTTTTACTCGTGATACGGAAAATTTAGTGGTAATCCATCAGGTCCCATCAAATCACCATTTATGGCTTCATTGAAGTCATGTTTTTCCTTGTCGGAAATAGTAACATTGTTTTCGATTCTATGAGTCAATTCATCCACTAACTCTTGGGCGGTTGATACATAACAATTAGCATCTACGGTAGAATCAGTATCAGTAAGATGATAAGCGTCTGTTAGTTCAGAACTAATCATTTCTAAGTATTTTAGTATTTCTTTTTTATCCATTATAAAACCCCTTTAAATAAACCCTTTAAGAATTGATTGACCACCACAACATGGACATACTTTCCACACACCTTCCTTCTCAGAAAATGTAATAGCGGCGAAGAATGGTTTACCGAGTCCAAGAGATTCACCGAGTTTGGCGAGTCCCTTCTCGATAACTTGTTTAGATTTAATTGCTTTTGGTGTTGACCATTTTTTCATAATATATTCCCTTTATCTTATACTGGAATATACGAAGAAAATCAATACGAGTCAAGTGTTTTTTTCACTTTTTTTCACTTTTTATTATGAATTAAATCAAGTGCCAGATGATGTGAGAATCTACCCGCCTTCGGACCTCCATTCACTTTACCATCACTCTCACCTGGTACTTTTATCCAAAGATAGGCATCTACTATTTCATCACAAGTTTTTGTGGTGGGATATTCACCGATTGAACGACCAAATGGATTGAAGTGTTCTGAATTAGCTCCATTACCATTTCTTGAAGTATCGATTACAAAATGTTTATTGTTGAGTCTCTTTGAGATTTTTTTTCCGTATTCATAACAAGTTGATGTGGCATAATAATTACTCGTGTTTAGTGCAAAACCTTTAACTTTATGTACATCACACAATTCAAGATAACTTACTGCCTTATTGGTGGACAACCATTTTGGATTCCCTATATCGATGTAAATTAATGCATTTGTTCTACTTAATAATTCAATACTTGCCTTAATCAACCTCATCCTATCCATTCCGTCAACAACTCCCATATGTTCCATGTGTGGAATACAATCAGGTTCATATATTACGATAGGTGATTTATCTCCAAGTGAATTACAAAACTCTTGTATGAATTCTAAATATTCATCATCTGAATCTGCACCACCTTTTGAATGATGTCCTAAATCTCGTTGTGGAATTGAATATATTACCAATACGGGTAGGTAAGGATGTGCCCGTTTTAATAATCGTTGGATTGATTTTTTGGTCTTTCGGATGGTTCTCTTAGGCCCAACTCCATACCAAAAAGCTATCGGTTCTTTTGTGATTTCTCTTATTTGTGGGTGTTTTTTACAAACCTCTTTACGACTATTCCAATCTGGATAATAAAACCTATAATTCATTTTTTAATTTTTGGTCATTCTCCCAAGTATCGATGTTTACAATTGTGTAAATTCGTGTACGAATTTTATTTAATCCATCATCATTTACTAATAATAACTGATTTTGATATTCTTCCCAAGGTACAGGAAATGTTTTATCCAACACTCCATTATTTTTTTCTCTGATAATCTCATTTAATGAATTAATGGTATAAAGTGTATTAGTTTGTTTCTTTCTATGTAGTGCTATTGTATCCATCCCCTCTATAAAATTATCTTGATTCTGTGGTATATTATAGGTACACATTAAGGAATGATGGTCATCTTCATTTTGAAACACATAAACTTTATTAAATACGATATCGTGGCACTCAATAATCAAACCTACGGTTTCGTAGAGTCGGTTTCGTTTAGTAAATGTACATAGTAGTTGAGTTCTCATTATTTAGATTCTCGTTGTAAGCATTTTTGAAAAGACTTACTAAAGGAAATGGTGTCTTGAACTTTTGTTCCTTTACCACCCTTCGGTCTAATAGTTTGTTCACCTATTACATTACCATCTAAATCATATATGGTTACATATCCTGATGCACCTTTACTTGATTTTACCTCTGAAACTCTAATATTTTCTGCTATATCTTTAGTTGGAGGCTTTACTCCTAAACATTTTGCTATGTTTTCTTTATTTACAACTACTGCATTATCACCTTTAGATAATTCCCCTTGACCAAACTTTTGAGATTTACCTTCGGGTTCACCAGTTTCAGGATTTACCTTTTTGTAATATCCACCTGCAGTATGAACCCATTCATTTCCATCCTTATCATACTTAATTCCACTATCGTTATTACCCATGTTCACTTCGAAATTTTCTGAAGGTATACCACCAGGATTATGACCTTCCACCACATCTAAATGTAGTCTACTTAAAAAGTTTTTTGATGCTACATAATCTCCATAAGGCTGTGGTGCGTTTTCTGATTTGACAGACTCATTTAGTTCGTTTCTTGTATTAGTAATTAATTCATGTTGGTCTTTGTATAATTGATTCAATTCTTCTTCGGGTGGTGGTTGAACCCTTGCCAATATTTTTGTCATTCCTGATGTTGGTTCAGTTGCACCATCCACACCATTTGCTGCGTCCTGCATTTCCTTTACATAAGAAGCTGCCACTCTTTCTTCTTCCTCAGGAGTTAATGGTGGATCGAAATCTCCTGTTTGTGTATCAAATTGTCTTTTAGATATTGGTGGATCGAGTGGTGGTTTTACTTTTTTCTGATGATTAGTGACTACATCTTTCCAATATTTAGCACTTGTTCCACCAGCAGATGGTTTACTTAAAACTTTTAACTCATCTATTATTCCTCGTGGTAACTTTGCATTTAATTCATCATTCTGTTGTTGAATTAAATCATTAATTTCTTTCTGTTTTCCAGCTAAATCCTTTTCAAGTTTTTCAGTTTTTTCTGTAATAGCTTTGTGTTCATTTTTAGTAATTTTACCATCTTTTAAATCTTTATCTGCCTGTTTTCTCATCGCCTGTGCATTTTTTTCAGGAGATGAATTTCCTTGTATATCATTAGACGAGGTTTTATTTGATGTGTGGTTTATTACAGCCTTAGGTGGTTTAACTGAATCATCTACCATTACAACCATAGTATCTGTTGGATTCTCTCCTGCTCCACCTTCTAATATTATCTGTTTATAATCTGGATAAGGTGGGCCGTTGAGTGGAATACCATTAACTTCTGTAACTCCTAACTTTTCTAAATGGTCTACTGTATTTTTTAAAGACTTCTTTGAACCCCAAACATGAGAAACTTTAGTGGTTTCTGGATTCATTCCATTCTTTTTAATAGTTTCTTGTGACCTTTCAAATTCTCTTTTTGCTGATTTAGCGGCCGCTCTACACGCACTTCTTGTCTTATCTGCCCCATTGGAATCACCAATTGTATTTGGTGGATTCGTCATCATTTCTTCAAATAATAATTCTTCTAACTCATCAACTGACATATTAGGATTATCAGAAAGATGGCTCATACCTATACCAGTACCAACTTCGTTTATCACAGATGATAGATTACCAGGTGCCTTTACGGTTTCATTTAATCCACCTTGTTTTTCCTCACCATCAATAACATCTATATCTTCTCTTGTAATTTTACTCGTTGGAGAATCTTTTTTTGTTTCTTTCTCTTTCGCATCCAAGGCCTTTTGTGATTTAGGATGGTCTTTAATATATTGTGCCTGTTGTGCAGGTGTCATATCACTCCACCAATCCTCAGTAACAATTTCTTTTCCATTTCTTAAATTACCAATAAACTCATTTAAGGCATAAGTGTTGTTTCTAAAATCTTTCTCAAATTTTACTATGGATTCTCGTAACCAAACAAGATGATTTGGATTGGTCATATCTGGACCACCATCTCCACACTTGTGTGCAAAATCCTTTAATATTTTATCCCAATTTTTCATAATCTCTCCGTTATATCAACCATTTCATGATAGTTTGTCCCCTTACTTGTTTTAGTAGGAAATAACCCGTTACTCTCAATAATCTTTTTTGTTTCTTTCAAAAAATCAACTCCATCTTCTAAGTTAAAGTCGAATAAAAAAGAATCATAACTATACAATATCAACTTACTCTTGTATGATTCCATAAATGGAATAAGGTTAGTTAGTATCTTCATATTGTTTTCAGTTTCCATCAACTGAATAATATAATTAAATATCTTATTCCGATTCATATCGGCCTGGTTCTTTCTATATATCTTCTTACTATAAATATCAGATTGTATAAATTTTTGGTCTTTATATAATTTCCAAGTTTTATTAATGTATTTATGAACTTTTTCAAAAAATGGATTGATTTTTATGACTTCTGGTGGAATGTGACCATATAAGTACTGAAAAGACCGATTTTTCGACTCTTGGTAATCACATCCGTAAAATTTTGACATATGTTCATGAACTGAACCTTCAGGAAAACTATAATTTAATAAATTTCCAATTAATCTAAGGTGATATGCATCATAGTCAAATTCAATCAACATACCTTTATCAAACCTACTCCTAAATGGCTTTCTTGACTCATCCGTTTTATTTAGGGCTGCAAAATTAATACCACCGAATCTATTACTTGGTCTACCAGTACTTGTATATGGATTATACTCTGAATAAACTATCTTATCATTATGTCTCAATCCAGCACTTTCTATATAAGTTAAGTTATCAATAATTTCATTATTATACTCTTGATGAACTTCTAAATCAATATATTTTTGATATTCATCCGATAGGTTTTGACATAACTCAAAATGTTTTAATATAGGAATAACACGATTTATATTTTTTGTTCTATAATACTTTCTACTAAAATAATCATGTGAATTGGTAGTGATTTCTTCAATCGATAGTGGTTGATTGTACTCCATATAATACTGAAGATTAATATCTATGACATTTTTCCATTTAACTATGTGATTGAGTTGTTTTTTATCATAAACATATTTTTTTCGATTGGATTTTAACTTATCAAGTAATGATATATCAAGATTTATCGATTCTCCATGATTAAATGGCAAAATATATTCACCACCATTTATTAATTTAATATAAACGGCACACAATGTGTTTTCTAAAGGGTGTTTATTTATATCAGATAATATTGGAATTACAATACAATCTGACTCTTGATATTTCTCTAAAAAACTCTCAAACTCTGTTGGGTTTTCTATTATCATTATAACCTATTTTATTTTTATCGAAACTTACTTATTGTCTCGTGTTCCCAATTGAACCAATCTAATACACCAACTTGACTCTTGTAAACTTTTAATAACTCACCTTTTTTCTTTATCATTTCAGCACCTAACTTTTTACCTCTATCAAAACACCATAGCTTTTCAGGTCTTAGATGTGCTAAAACATCATGACATGCTCGATGTCTTGGATGTCCATATTCACCATTCTCTCCATGAGTTACAATCTTTTCATAATCTCTTTCTCTCAACACTCTTAATAATTCGTAGATTAACTTTTCTCTATAATAATCTTCTTTTCCCTTGTAACCTGTCCAATGTTCATACTCGTGAATACCAATGAATCTCATTGAATCTAAGAATTCTCTCCTTCTAATGTCATTATGATACTCATCTAAAACCACCACTTTATATTCATTTGGATGTGATAATAATTCAGCACCACCAAATAAGGCCTCATCGTCAGGATGAGATACTATCATTATTTTGTCAATTTTACTCACTATAATAAACCTCACAATTTGGATGTTCTTGTAAAAGTGAAGCTGGTATATCATCGGTAATATCACCATGAACAGCTTCTTCTAAAATTTCTTTTTTATGTTTACCTACTGCAACTAAATATATCTTTTCGGCACCCAAAATACTTGACATTCCCATTGTGTATGCCTGTGTGGGAACATCTTCAATATTTTCAAAAAACCGACTATTATCCTTTATTGTGTTTTCTGTCAAATCAACTATTCGTGTAGATGAGTATTTATGTGAACCTGGTTCGTTGAATGCTATGTGTCCGTTTGTTCCAATACCTAATATTTGAATGTCAATACCACCACTATTTTTAATCATCAAGTCATATTCATTATAATTTTCTTCGGTTGGGAAGTAGTGTTTTCTGAAATTTAAATTATTGAACAAATGTTTGTTCATAAAATATTGATATGATTGGTCATGGTCTTTTTCAAGTCCTACATACTCATCAAGATTAAAGGTTATCGTATCACCGAAATTTGTGTTTCTCATTTTACTGAGTTTTTCATAGATACCAATAGGTGTTGAACCTGTTGCTAATCCCAAAACAACATGAGAATTATGTTTTACTTTATCACGAATATTACTAGCGATTAAATGACAAACTTTTTCGTATGTATTACTTCTAATCCTCATTCAAATAAATCTCACTCCATAGTTTAGTGGTTTCAGGAAATGATTCAAACATAATCTTTTTCATGGCCTTAGCATATTCTTGGATTTCCCATTGTGCAGTAGGTTCATCCCTTAACTCGATGAAATTCATAACTGATTGGAATGACGCTGTCCACCAAACCAATGTGTATTGTGAAAGTGGTAAAACAATTCTAGCCTGTTCCTTAGCCATTCCAGCTTCAATCATCCTATCGTAAGTCATCTCGACTTGTCTCATATACTCATTGTAAATACTAGCCATTCTTTTTTGTTGTAAATCATCCAACACACCTTCACTTGCCTGTTTGTTATCTTCAGATTGTTTTCTCCATACTTCAGGATGGTAATACTCTTGAACAGGAATGTAACGACCACTAATTTCATTCCAAGCGTGGTCTTTTGTAACACTTGATGATGTGGTTTCTATACCAACAACATGCTTATACCATTGTCTAAGTACAAATTCAGGTGCCTTAACAATCACCATTATGTGTTGATGTCTAAATGGACTAAAGTGTTTGTGTTTGATTAAAAACTTGGATAGTCTCTTATCCTTAGTTGTGAATTCATCTGAACGACCACCAAATGAAACTCTGGCAGCATTAACAGGTGTTAAATCATCACCGAGTGTATCTACCAACTCAATGTGACCTTTATCTAAAACATCTATTTTCATTTTCTATAACCTTTATTATATATAGTGAGTTAAATTCCCAAAATACGAATTAATATCCAGAACTTCTTCTGAGATTTTGTGTAGAAATTGTCGTACCACTACTTGTGGTGACTTCTTCATTTTGTCTGAGTGCATCAAGGTATTCTTGGTGTGTTGCTCCTGGCATAATAGTACCATCTGGCATCGTATGTGTACCAGATAGTCCAAGTGCGTTTGCAATATTCATAGCATCAGATTGATGTCCGTATGTATGTGGGTTGTGTAATAATTTTTCAAGTCTTTGGGTTAAAATTTGTTCTTCGGTCATACTTTCCTTGTAGTATTCGAGTGGATTTAACAAATCCAACAAACCATTCATTTCTAAGTTTGCCTTTGCAGTGGCTCTAATATTGGTTGCCCTAACCACATCTTTCTGACCAGATATCATCCATTCCAATGTTACGGTTTCATAAAGTGTAGTGGGAATAGTTACAAACTCAGGATGAATTTCAAATATACTTTTATGTTCATCAAGTAGATAAATTGCAAACCCCCTTCGTAAACTTCCAGTCCTTCTTATTTTATCATTTACCACAGGTTTGTATGGTTTCAAATATATTTCTCTTTGGAAATCGGGTCTGGCCATTTTGTAATCACGAAAATTTGTTCTATTTTTTGGGTTTATCGGTATGAGAGGAGTGTCTTGATAATCAATAAACATTTGAATTTTATCCTGTTTGGTGTTTACTAACCAAAACATTCTTCCTGCTCTTAATGGATATCCATCTTTATAAATGAATTCATTTTTTCTTGCCCTATAAGGTCCCTCTATTCTTTCATATATATCTAACATTACTCACCCCTTACCATTTCTGTCTCCACCATGAATCATCTTCGCCTGGATCGGAAACTCTCCATATAAATGGTTTGTCTTTTGTTGCATCATAGAGACCAGGTCCCGTATTTTTTACATCTTCAATTTTTATTTGACCTGTTGGTGTTCTTACCGTACGAGAACCAGCGTCATAGTCCTCACCAAGTCTACCGACAAACACCGATGTGCCTTGATTAATATCAGATTGGTTATATACATTACCACTATTAATCTTATAAAGACCTGAACCTTCATCTGTTTCTTTTGCCTGATAAACTTTCTTTTCAAAGGTATCAAGAGCTGGATCATCAATATTCGTGGTTGCTTGTATTCCTGTGTTATCTACGGCAGTAGTTGTAATTGGTGTATATCCACCAATAGGTTTTGGTTTCATTGGGTCCATATTCAATGTGGTTGCTGGTGGTGAATCATCGTCCTCTGGTTGTGGATCTCCAAATGGTATTTGATACTCTCCTTGTGGTTGAAAAGTGTTATAAGTCGGTACTTCAGTATCGTATTTGTAATCCATATTATTTGTTTTTCTTTTTGGATATCCAGCAACTCTCATTTGTCCTTTTATGGTTGTAGTCCAACCAGTCGAATCTATTTTATGTGATGCACCTATTGCCTGAAAACACATTTTATCCATGTATGATTTTGGTAGGTATGAACTATGAAATGAATTACCAGGAAATATTCCACCCGTTCCATCTATTTCTATTTCAAAATCTATTGGTATTAGTGGATCGGTTACCTTTAAAACACCACCATTATCATTTAATAATATTTGTTGCATTATACCTCTGTATTCCGCCTTTACTTTTGGATAGTACTCATCTTGATATCTCGCATTTTCTTCTTGTCGTTGAACCTCGTCTACCATAAAAACTTCCAAGTAACCCTCTCCAGCTTTTCTAAAATTCTTCTTTTTTTCTTTTGCTTCTTCTTCTGCCTTTGCGAGGTCATCTGCAATTTTATCATCAAATTCTTTCTTTGCTTCTTCTGCTTCTTCTTCAGTCATTCCTGTGGTATCAATTTTACCATAGGCTCTTTTTAGTCTCTCCGTGTATTCTTGTGTTAGTTGGTCGTTTAGAATTTCATTTATTCCCCTTCCCCATCCGTATTCATCGTTTTCGGTATTTAAACCCGAAGTTAAGGCTTCGTAATCGGAATTTGCTATAATTGCGGCAGCTGCTACTGCACCTACACCACCAGTTAATGCACCTGCACCTCCTATAATTGCCAATTGTCCTGCAATATCTGTCCAAGAAAGTGAATTTGCACCTAAATCTTCATAAATCGTGGTGGTATCGGGTGTAGGTCCTATTTTCCATTGTAATGGTTTATTATCATCTGCCGAGGCGTTTCCAAATGTAAAAGGTTTGTGTTGAGTTGCTTCTGAATTATTATGTGGATGTGAATGTCGTTTGAATGGATGGTCAACCTCACCCATCAGTATGTCTTGTAACATTCTATCTTGTTGGTCTTTTCTATCCGTGGCCATTTCTGCCTTTCCAAGAGCCATTGCTCCCCAATCCTTATGACCATTGATTTCCCCATCACCAAATTCAAGTTGATTATTTCCGTATAATGCTGCTATCTGCATCCTACTTGGTAATTTTGCATTTAGGTTTTGAGATATAACAAGTGAATTTTTTTCCCATACAGGAAATACAAATAATCCTGGTTGAGTTTCTTCACCTTCCAAATCATAACCTCTATTGGTAGATTTATTTTCCAAAACCTTCTCAACTCTCTTTTGTGTGAATCCTTGATCTTTAATCATAAGTCTACCTTCCTTATCATCAAAGTGAATTCCAAAATCATATATTCCACCATAAGCGTTAGAAAATTTATTCCAAACTGCCTCCACTCCATCTGCAATGGTAGATGCACCTACAAAACATTCTGTTAAAAATTCATGACCAAAGTAAACATTTCTTATAGTTCCTTTATCTCCATCTTCGTTTAACCATTTTCTAAAATATGAACCTTCGTAGTTCCATTTTGCATCTTTACTTCCTAAAAATGTTTCTTTCCAATATACTTCCCAAGGAGTTCCATCTTTCCACCCCTTTCCTATCCACTTACCAGTTCCTCTGTTACTTTCTTGTACATATGGAGGTCCAAACATCAATTTAAAATCACCCATTTCTGCATCAATAGTTGCTAAACTTGCAAACCATTGTTTCAATGAATAATCAAAACCTTGTTCGTATTTTGTGTAAACTTTCATACCAGGAATTAATACAGAATTTTCTTCATTTTTAAAACTAGCTTCTGGATCATCACCACCTTGAGCAAAAAACCAACCCTTTGGTGAGTAATCAATAGCAATTATATCCTTTGATGCATTGACTTGTACAGGTTTTGGTTCATCCAATGGATTACCATCATTATCGTACTGAGTTTCTAAGCTTCTAAACTCCGTAACTATTTTTGATTTTTTACTTTCAATCTGTCCAACAAAACGACTCAAAACATTATCCTCAAACCAACCCCAAGTACAATATGGTTCATCATTTCCCAACAAATAAGCAATAGTACCCTTAGAATTTATAGCGTTCAAATGTAAATGACCTTCAAATGATTTCATATATGCTACAAAATTATAATATGGATTTTTATCATTTATTTGTGCACCAAGTATTGCCTTATCCTTAGACCACCACCAAAATCCTTCCTCTGGTGCTGCAATTGGAAGTTCTGATAATCTTCCTTTCATACTTTCAGGTTCTCTCATTTTATTAAGAGTATTAACTCCCAACGAAACTAATTCAGTAGTACAATCAAATCCACCAGTTTCATTAACACTAAATTCAAAATTACTTATCGTACCCAAAACAGCATCATAATGACCTTTCTGTTCTATGATAAAATCAGGTAAATACTCTTGTAATGTTTTTGAGTTAGTACCTGTTCCATTTATTAAATCTTCATTCAATGTACCATCCGAGTTTGTAATTGGTAACATCTGTGGTTTATCTGGTCCATCAAAACCCCAACCAAATTCAATTAAAACTGACCTACCATGTTTTAAAAAGAATGGTTTAAATTTTTGTAATTCTTCCCAACTCCAACAAGTCCAACTGATAGATGTTTTTCTCGTAGCACCGATTTTCATACCACCACCAGCATACTCAACATTTACATCCTTTATTCCTGCCAATGGTCTTTTATTAATATTCTTATCATCTTCAGGTCCGTTTCTTGGCCCATATATGTCCATTCCATGTTGTAATGTGTTGTCCACTTCCTCTCCACCACTCAGTATAATTGGTTTACCATCAGCAGTTAACATTGATACCATTCTCAAGAAAACACTTCTTGTGAACATATAATTAGATTGTTTTGGATCTCCTCCGTCATCCGATAGAGTTTCTCCGATGTTAAATGTATTCGTGCCTTTGTCGAGAAAACGCATTTTCTTGAGTAGAGTTTTTTGTATGGGTTTTAATATTGGACTAAAGGTAATCATCTAATATGCCAAGTCTCTTAAATCATTTAAAATTGATTCTGTTTCCGTTGGTATTCTAATTTGTTTATTAACATCCAATCCGATGTGTGCCGAATCTAAGTTATTTGCTTTTGCAATAATCCACCATAACGAAACATCATTATAGTACTTGTAAGCCAGATTGTCTAATCTATCACCAAAACGAGGATAAATAAAAATATCACTATCACGGATTGGGATTTTTGGGTATAGGGT